CTCCGCCTCAGCATTACCGAGGTACTAGGATGCCTTCGACTGGCGTAAGCCAGCGAATGCAACCGAGTCATCTCTTGTTGGCAGAAGAGATTGGGTGACCACCCAACCGAATTCTGTCGCTTTCGAGATGACAGTACCTTTGTAATGACTGAAGAAGTCAGACAGGATAGACCTAGCCTCGTCTGCTCTACTTTCGTCTTTCAGAAAGATTGAGCAAGACACGCTAGAGTCTACCATGGCTTGGACTTCGTCGGCAGAGTACTCTGTAAGAGGCTTAGCATTAAGCGTTTCACGCTTGCCGTTAAAGCTCTCGCCAGAGATTCTGACTGTCATAGACATAGGATACTGTAGGGGAGCCACTAAGTTGCCTGAGCTGGGGGGACTGCTGTGTGGTTGAAACGAAAGTTTCAACCTAAAGTCACCCCCCTAGGCAACCTTACGTGGGGGGGTGGGATTACTATATATCTCCCACTCCCATTCTAAAACCAGTTTTCAAAATTGACTTGAGAGCTCCCCCATCCAGGATTGTATTATTACCCTATGAAATTTGAACAATGGAATAAAGACACCAATCAATTCGAGATGGTAACAATGTCACCTGAGGAATACGATGAACTGTTGTTGGGATTTGCTATTGTACAGGCAGAAGTGGAAATAGAATCTAGAATCGAAGATTTGAATACATTAGGACTTAGAGATAAAGAGCTAATTACTCATATTTTAGAAAATTATCCAAATTATGATTAAAAAAGACTTGCTTTATACCCCCCAATGGTTGTTTTTTTACAGTAATGTATACATTACTGTAGTAATACTACTGTCAATATTTATTTACTACAGTATGTATACATACAGTCATGTATACACAGCAGTAGGTGGGTAAGTAATGTCCCACAAAGTAACCTTTAAGCCTGGAAGCAAGCACCCCGAAGATAAAATAGTGTTTTACAACAAGGTTGCAATGACCTATTACGATTGGATGCTCATGGGCTTGCAGTTCTTTCTTAATGAAGAGCGTATTTACCCTAGACCACGCTTTCAAGGTGGATATTATCTATTAAAGGCATTTATTGAAATTTGTTTAAAAGGGCGTATGTGCCCAGAAACCCTTAAAAAGTACAAGATACCTCATGGACCTGATAACAAGACGTTTAAAAGTTAACGATTGGAACGATGTTACCTATTTTGTTCACTCAAAACAGGAAGCAAAGGACAGGGAGTTGGACTATGTCTACTGGAAAGAGGCAAAAGAGGGTGAATTGTGTCTTTCTGACGATGGATACGTGGCAGAATGCATTCAACGTAAGAAATACAAGGACTCAGAGCAAATTGTTACGCCATACGCCAGAATGTGGATTAGTGACCGAGCCAAACTTACCTATGAAAATCACCGAGATTCAGGCGAATATGGTCAATGTGGGACTCTATCATGGGAAGACAGAGAAAGTCGCAGGACACGTACAAAAAACGCTGTAAACCTCTATGTTCAGATGATGATGCAAACTGGAAAGATAGATTGGCACAAATTGGGGGATGTTTACAGAAAAGACCAGGCTCATCCAGACCTGACAGCAAAGAGATTATTTAAAACGGAGACTATAAAGAGAATGGTTGATAAAAAGATACAAGATTACTTAGATGACAGAGATATGAATCAAGGCGATGTGCTTGATATTATCTCAGAAGCCATTGAATTGGCTAAGAATAACTCAGACCCTAGTAATATGCTACGTGGGGCAGAGCAATACATACGAATAATGGATATGTTGCCCAATAAGAGCCAAGTAACAGATACAGTCCAGATTGATGTGACCAAAAAGATTTTAGATGAGATAGAGACTGAAGAATCTCGTCAGGTTAAGCTAGAAAGGAAACAGGATGCAAAATGAAATTAGAACTCGTTCCAGAAAAATTAAGCCAAAGACCAGAAAGAAGCGAAAAAAGACACGTAGTGGTCGAAGCAAGCGAAAAGGATACTAAGAAATTGGATTCTTTTGTGATAGTAATGAAGGATGTAGCGGAAGATATGGGCTTAAGGGCTTATTTGGACACTACGGATTACCTAATTGGAAAGGATTATTAGAAAAGAATGGAAAAAGCAGAGCATAAAAAGGTATTACAGAAACTAAAGGACGATATGATGCTGTTTGGGAAAGTATGTATTCCTAATATGTTTTCTGCTAAATCTCCAGACTTTCATTACGACCTTACAAAGCACATCATGGACCACGATAACAAGCAAATAAATATTATTGCTCCTCGAGGTCACGCTAAGTCTTCTATAGTAGGTGGTATCTTGCCTATGCATCATCTGTTCTTTGGAGAAGGAAAAAAATTAATAGTCTTATGCTCAAGAACGCAGGACCACGCAGTCAAGTTATTGGGGCTTATAAAAGATACACTTGATTATAGCGAACAATGTAGACAGTTGTTTGGGTATTGGGGGTCTCATTCAGCAAAAAGCTGGGCAAAGGCTGAGATAGAACTGAAGGATGGGTCTATGGTAATTTGCAAAGGGACAGGTCAGCAGTTACGAGGAATAAAAATAGGGAACCAACGTCCAACGCTTATTATCATTGATGACCCTGAGGATGAAAATAACACCAAAACAGCCGAGGCAATGGAATCCAATCTTAGATGGTTACTACAATCGGCTGTTCCTTCAGTTGACCCACGAAAAGGTAGAATAATTGTGATTGGGACACCGCAACATGAACGTTGCATGGTGGAAACATTGAAGGATATGAAGGGCTGGAAGAACCTTTCATACAAACCAGACCTAGAAAAGAATGTAGCCTTATGGGAAGACTGGTGGTCAATAAAGAAGTTGATACAAAAGAAAGAAGAATTAGAGTCTATTAATCGCCTATCTGTTTTTTATCGTGAATATATGTGCGAGATAGTAGGCGATGAAGACCAATTGTTTAGAGCAGATGATTTTCGATATTTTAAAGGTGAGGTCTGGTTGGATAACGATAAGAACGCCTACATTGAAATGACCGAACCTGAAAAGAAACAGATTCCCATTAATATATTTACAGGCGTAGACCCTGCCTCTAGCACAAAACAAACAGCAGACTATAGCGTTATATTTAATATTGGGGTTGATGCTGAAGGCAATAGGTATGTGTTGCCTTATTATCGAAAAAGAGCTACTCCACTGAACTTAGCTGAGGCAATTGTTGACAATTTTAGAAAATATCGTTCTCAAAAGACTCGCATTGAAAGTGTGGGGTATCAGGAAATGTTGAGAGAGTATGTGATTAAAAGATGTGAAGATGAGAATTTGTTCATTCCTGGCTTGAACGTTAAAGAGAATCCACGCAATTCAAAAAGTAGGAGACTGGAAAGCCTTCAGCCTATTTTTGCCAGAGGGCAAGTTCATATGGATAGAGATATGCAAGACTTCATTAATGAACTATTGTTATTTCCTAGAGGAAAGCACGATGACCTTTTAGATGGAATGTATTATGCCAATAAAGGTTCATACACTCCTTACCATGAAACAAGAGATGAACAAACCCCAGTATTGGGTATGTCTGTAAGAAAAGTAGTGGATTGGATGACTGCTTAGCATAAATAGCTTGTGACCCCCCTTGTGCACGAGGATAGTTTTATCTCAATTTTATGCCAATAAATGTTCATCCAGAGGTACAAAGGTCAGAAGACCTACTTAGAGAATTCCACGGACAGCGTTCAGATTGGGCTACTCAGGCTATGGAAGATGATGAGTTCAGGAACAGTTCCCAATGGACTGCTGACCAAGTAAAGATTCTTAAGGGGCGAGCACAAAGCCCTATTATTGATAACGTTGTTCACCCAGCAGTTGAACAGGCAAAAGCACTTCTGACTGCAAACAAACCAAAATTCCAGTCTACTGGTAGAGAAGATAGCGATACAAAAGTTGGTAGAATCTTTTCTGATATTATGTCCTACATCTGGGATATATCCAATGGCAATACTGAATTAAAACAAGTTATTGATGATTATTACGTAAAGGGAATGGGTGCATTGATTGCGTACATAGACCCTATGATGGATTTTGGAAGAGGGGAAGTGTGCTTTAAATCCGTAGACCCTTTTGATTTATACATTGACCCTTCTTCAAGGGACACGTTCTGTAGAGATGCAAGCAATATTATTATTTCTAAGACCCTAACTGGTGAGCAAGTACGCAATGCGTATCCTCAAGTAGTAAAAAGCAGTGGGGAAGGAGGCGGTACTCTTTTATCTCAAATGGTTGAAAACACTGGTGAGTATTACCCAACAAGCAATAGGGATTCTTCTTTGTTGGACCAACAAATTGGTCCGATAAACGATAGCAATATTACAGACAGCAAGACATTTCAAGTCATCGACAGGTATGAAAAAGTGCAATTACCCTTTTGGCATTGCATTGATACAACCAATGGCAATGAGTTTATCCATGCAGATGCAGAATATAAAGGGTTCTTGGAGTCACCAGCGTGTATAGTAAAGAATTCTCAAGGCATAGAACACGTTACGGATAAATATAAAGTTCAAGAATTAATAGGAATGGTGGAGCAGATAGGGGAAGTGTTCCATATGATGATTGACCAGCAGACAGGTCAACCAATGCCAATGCCTGGTGAAGAGCATGAAGGTGCTGTGCCAGGTTCTACTACTAAAATCACTATCGTTTCTATGGCAGAGTTAGAGGCAGAGGGAATCGTTGTTTGCAATAAGGTTCTAGTAGATAGAATAAAGCGTGTGCTTTCTGTAGGGAGAGTTATGTTGGCAGTACAGATAATGGATATTGAAGAATATCCTATCGTGACTCTGATGAATAGGCATAATAGAAACCCATATCCAATGAGCGATGTGCGTTTCATTAAACCCATACAGGAATATATAAATAAGATTACTTCGCTTATCATAGCTCATGCTAGTTCTTCTACTAACACAAAGCTATTGATACCTAGAGGTTCAATGAATAGAAAGCAATTGGAGGAAGAATGGTCTAGAGCTGGAACTGGTGTGATTGAATACGACCCAGAACTAGGGCAACCAATCGTTGCTGGACCTGTCCCTCTGCCCAATGAATTATATAAGAATAGAGAAGATGCAAAAACAAGTATATATCACATTCTGGGAATTCATCCATTGCAGAGCGGAGACCCTTCTTCTGCACCAAGTACTTATAAAGGTACAGTGGCTATTGATGAGTATGCACAACGTAGGATTAAGTCAAAATTGGATGACATTGACGCTATGCTTAATCAAATGGGAAAGGTTGTTGTCAAATTAATACAAGAAACTTATACAGATGAAAAGACCATTCGATTAATGAAACCAGATGGGGTCGTATCTGAAGCAACAATGAATCAACCTATGTATGATGACTTCACTGGAGAGGTCTTGGGCAGGATGAATGATGTGACCATTGGGCAATACGATTTAATTGTTATAAGTGGAAGTACGCTACCATCAAATAGATGGGCAAGGTTCGATTACTATATGAGCCTATACGAAAAAGGCATTATTGACCAACAAGAGGTATTAGAGCAAACAGAGGTTGCAGACACTGAGGGTGTATTAAAGAGAACCAGCATGATAATGCAATTGCAACAACAGGTAGAAGCTCAAGAAGAAAAAATTAAAGAATTAGAAGGCGACCTACAGACATCGCAAAGAGAATCAGTGTCTGATAGGAAGCGTGTAGAAATAGAAAAATTCAAGACCAAGCTAACGGATTCAGCCAACAAAACACAAAAAGCGTCTCAATTGTATGAGGCAAGGTTGAACGATGAACTTGGTAAGGTCAAAGAAGAAAATAGGGAAATCAAGTCACAACAAATAAACCCAGTTGCTGTCGGATAGACAAATTGGGAAGGAGAAGAAATGGCTGAATTAACAACCGACCCTAACATTGCTGAAACATCAGACCCAACTCTTGTAGATAATGCTACGAGTTATTGGGGAGATGAGACAAATGTTGAGTCAACCCCACAGGCTGAGGCTCCTGTAGAACAGTCTCAAGTTCCTGAGCTAGATGCTTTTGAGCATGAAGTTGCAAAAAAAAGCCAAGGAGCGCAGGAAACGCCAGAGAATACTGGGGACGAGCAAAATCGTTATCAGTATTGGCAATCACGGTATGACCAAAAGGCAAGTGAATTTGATAGCATGAGTGAGAAGATAGCTAGGTATGAGAAAGTTGCTCCTATAGCGGAGTACATTCAAGAAAATCCAGATGTTCTTAAAAATGTAGCAAGGTCACTTTCTGGTGATGCACCTACGGTTCCCTCGCAAGAGAAATCGCAGGAATCACTAAAGAAACCCGAACGTCCAACCAAACCTACTAATTACGATGCAACCGAAGCATACATGGACCAGGATAGTAGTTCTTTTAAATATCGAGCTGAGTTAGATAACTATCGAGATAGTATGATTGATTATCAGGAAAACTTAGAAACCGCAAGGATGGAACAATTGCGTCAACAGGAATTGCAAATTCAACAAAAACAAGAAGAATACCAACAAGCACAAGCTGTTGATGGCATGAAATCTCGTTTAGTCAATGAATTTGGATACGCTGGGGATAAAGCAGATGAGTTCTTGAGTTTTTATAGTTCTCCAGATTCAATTACACTTGATAACCTAGTTCAACTTGATAAGTTCAGGAATTCTCCTAGTCAGCAAGAGGTTGCGACACAGCAGAAAGTTCAAGCTATGAATAATCAAAAACAGAGAATGAAGGTTCCAACGCCTACTGCAATACAGACAGGCAATCCAGAACCGAATCTTTCTGAGGATGACTTGTTCAACTTGGGCTTGATGTCGAATAGAAAATAAATATCTTAGGAGGATATAAATGGCACAATCCGACACAACAGTCGTAGGAGCAAAGAATTTAGGCTCCTCAGGTGTCCTCTACAGTGATAGAAGAGATTTCTACATTCGTCCAAATATCGTTAAGGAACTTTGGACAGATGTAACTCCTTTTACTACCGTTGTTGCCAATCAGAGCACAATCTCTGGTATGGCGGACCCTACTTTCAAAATGTTTGAACACCGTAACCCTTGGGTTAAACAGAAGTTTCAAATTGATACAGCAATCGCTAATGGTTCTATGCCAGCAGAGAATGTTGAAACTAGTAACATAACCATTTCAGCTCCTGAAGGTCTTGAAGCTGGTGCAAATCTAATAGGCTTAGAGCTTGAGATTTTTGACAGTGCAGACGCTTCAAAGTTTAAATGTGTGGTTACTTCATACCCATCTGCTAATACCATTAAGGTAAAGCTACTAGAAGCTTTAGGCAGTCATGCTTTTGTAGCTACTGACTACGCAATGGTAATTGGTAGTGCATTTGGTGAAGGTACAACTTCTCCAACTGCATGGAGCAACGATTTATCTGTTGTTTACAATCAATGTCAGATTTTTAAGACACCAGTTGAGGTAACAGGTACACTTCTTGAAGCTTCTCTACGTGGAGAATCTAAAGAATTGGCTCGTTTACGTGACATGAAGTCCCAAGAGCATAAGATTCAGAAAGAAAGAGCTTTCTTATTTGGCTCTAACTTGGCTGGAATTACAGGAGCTTGGTCTAGTAGTGAGAATCTTGGCGATGTGGATGGAAACACTTTGCGTACCACTATGGGTATTATCCCTGCTTTGAACAAGCACGGTAATTCTAGTGGTGAATATCAGAATGTATTCGCATCAAGTGCTGTAGATACTTACTCTGAGTTTGTAGACGCAATGGAAAAAGTCTTCCAATACGTTCCAACATCAGGAATGAAGCGTGCTTTTGTTGGAGCAGGAGCCTTAGGCTACTGGTCTAAGCAAGGCGGAAACGCTGGTTCTTTTTCTGGGGATTCTGGATGGACAGTTAACCTTGGTGACATGAAGAGAGATAGTCTTGGATTTAATTACAGAGTCCTTGAAACACCTCATGGAATGTTGCAGTTGATTCCAACTCCAGTTCTACGTGGACCTTACAACAAGCATATGCTTATCGTTTCAGATGAGAACTTGTTTCATGCACAATATAGACGACCTCAGTTTCAGGCTTCTATACAAGCAAATGACTATGATGGTGTTAAAGACCAGTATATGTCAGATGAAGGTATTGGCATAAGTCTTATTGAGTCTCATGCATTGATGGTAACACCATAGGAGGTGACGAATGGCTAAAGTAAGTGCAGGAGTAACCAATTCCACAGCAGATGGCAGAACCAAAGAAAATCTTGACCATGTTGTCAAGGCTGTTTCAGGTGATGTCGCTGTTGACTTTGAGTTAAAAAGTGGCGGTACAGTAAAACTTAATTTACCTACAAGTGACCCATCAAGTGCTGGGCAACTTTGGGCTGATAGTGGTACTGTAAAAGTCTCTGCTGGTTAATTAAAAGGAATAATGCTAAGGGGGCTGTCTTCGGATAGCCCCCACCTTAAACTATGTCAAACTTTAAAACACAAATAGAAAATCTAACTGGAGTCAAGTCAGTAACGACCAACGCAGGGATTTCCAGTTACAATGCAATGCTTAATAACTTTTTAAAGCAGTCAGCTAGGGCTGTTTTGGATGCAATGCCTGATGATGTACTTATAAGAGATTCGATTAAGGCGGATTTGACGGATGCTACTGGATTAGACATTACAGATAAAAAGATTGTAAAGGTCTTAAGGGGAAATTATGGAGCAATTGAAATTCCTTTAGAGTTAAAAGCACAAGTCCAGGCTAGTTCTGGCAGTTTAATGGAGCCAGCAGTACGAACTCCAGTTTATTACATTGAAGGTCAATCCGCTACTGGAGGAAAACTATTTATTAAGCCTGACCCTCAAAGCACTGATGCAAGCACAAAAGGGTATGTTCATTACAATGAATTCCCTACTCCGTTATGGTCACATATTAGCATTAGTAATTTTCCAGATTTGGCAGAATACGCAGTAGTCATAGGGGCTTCTATGAGAGTATTGCAACATAAAGTAAATAAAATGATTCACGAGGAAGAAGACATAGAGCTTGCTTCCGTTGCTCAGCAAGAAATGGCAATGATACAGACTATGTATCAAGATGAGATTTCAAGGTTGAATGGGCAATTAGGTGTAATGGCACAGCCAGCACCAGAAAGGGAATAAATGGCACAAAGTAATTTTACAGTAGCTGGCGGACCTTCATTTGGTTTTGGATTAACTCAAGAGCAGTTAATTGATTTAGTAAGAGTACATCATCCAAATATGTTAGAAGCTGAAGCTAGGGTCTTTTTAAATCAAGCTCTTAGGGAGTTTACTAAAAAAACAAAGATTTTAAGAGGAGTGTTTCAAAAATCAATTGTCAATGGAGTACGTTGGTATCAGATTGATGATGAAATAGTTTCAATTAATGCAGTTTATTTTAATGGAAAAGCTATTGACAGATTGATAAGCACTCCTGACACCGAAGATTTGGATGTGACCTAATGGCAAAAGTATGGTGGGTAGATAAAGATGCATTAGCAGTTGCTGACCTAAGTGGAAACAATAAAACGCTTTCAGGACCAACTGCTGGTACCTTGAGCTTGCATTGCTCTAGACATGATGGTCCATTTGTATCATTGGAAAACGGTGGAAATAACACAGAAGACCCTCCTGTACGAATAGCTATAGGCATGAAAGAATCTCCTGTTATACCAGTGGAATATCATGAAGCGTTGACTTACAAAGCAATTGCTCATGGGTATGAAAAAAGAGGCGAAATAAAACAAGCTGAATACTTTCATAATAAATTTGCAATAGCTTGTGCTGAAGGAAAACAAGAAGCGAATTCTCATAAGACAGAGGAGAACTCTATTATTGTACAAGGGAGGGAGTTTTAGTGGATTTACGTTACAGTCCTCAAAAAACGTACTCTTCAAATGTTGTTTGGGAAGACCAAACTATAAAATGGCAATTTGCTACTGGATGGGTAACTAGTGAAATTATTAAAAGCTTATTAGTTTCATCATCTTCTTTAAAAAAATTAGCAATATCGGCTAACACATTACAATCTACGAATCCAGGAGGGTCAGGGTTAAAACCTATTTATAATCAAACCTCTGCATTACAAAGGATAACCTAATGTCTACCTTAACTAGTAAGACCATATCTAATACTTATAAGGATTTATTAACCGTGTCAGGGTCTACATCCAACGAAGGCATTACAAGTTCTGCAAAAAGAATTTTTGATGGAGATGGTACAGGAAGCCCATTGTGGATGAGTACCAATATGCTCCAAGTAGACGGAATTTTAAACTTAAAAGAATATTCATCAGCACCAAGCAATCCTACAGTTGGAGATTTGGCTTTCATTAATGATGAATTGTATATAGCCAAACAATAGGAGAGTATTATGGCAGAATGGAAGAAAGTGCTGACCGAAGCACAAATAGACACGGATACAACATTTGGGAGTGCTTCAAATGCATTAGTTCCATCGCAGTTAGCGGTAAAAACATATGTAGATGCACAAGTGGACACTGCTGATAGCGTTTCAGAATTAGGTGATACAACCATAACATCTATAGCGGACCACGATGTATTAGCATATGATAGTGGAACTAGTAAATGGTTGAATATGTCAGCCTCAGAAGCTGGAGTCCAAGCAACCATTACAGGTGGAGCTACTACTATTGCTAGTTCTGACCTTACTGCAAGCAGAGCGTTAACTTCAAATGGTAGTGGTAAAGTAGAAGTATCTGCGGTAACTAGCACAGAATTAGGATACCTCGATGGTGTTAGTTCAGCTATTCAAACTCAAATGAATGCAAAAGCACCAATTGCCGACCCTAGTTTTACTGGTACTGTTACTTGTGTTGACTTAACAGTTACTGGAACTACAACCACTTTAAAAACTCAAAATGTTGAAATTGAAGATAAGATTATAACATTAGGTGTTCCTTCTACTGGTTCTAGCTCTACAACTACTGGAGATGCATCAGGTATAACTATTGATACGACCTCTACAGTTACAGATAGACCCACATTTCAATGGAAGAAAGATAAAGGTGGAGGCAATACAGATGGGGCGGGTACAGCCAATTATTTAACTGGATGGTTGCTTTCAAATCATCGTACAAGTAATCAAGCTAATCATGGTATTGCCATTATGGATTTT